GGACTCGGACGTCTATACGAAAGTCTTTCCTGGGATCGCCTTGAGGCAGGACTCGAAAGCTGCGGGGCGGTGGGCTACTAATAAAAGCGGAGAGTACTTCGCTATCGGTGTCGGGGGTACGGTGACAGGTAAAGGTGCGGATCTCCTAATTATTGACGACCCACACTCAGAACAAGAGGCTGCAATCGCGGCGACTAACCCCGAAGTCTACGATAAAGTCTTTGAGTGGTACTCCTCGGGTCCAAGACAACGTCTCCAGCCCGGAGGAGCCATCGTAGTCATTATGACTCGGTGGTCTAAGCGAGACTTAGTGGGGAAGATCCTTAAAAGCTCGATTGAAAGAGAGGGCGAAGAGTGGGAGATTATTGAGTTCCCTGCGATCCTGCCTTCGGGAAATTCTCTCTGGCCTGAGTTCTGGCCGATTAATGAATTACTCGCCCTAAAGACTGAACTTCCTGTATCGAAGTGGAACGCCCAGTATATGCAGTCCCCGACCTCCGAAGCGGGGGCGATGGTCAAACGGGAATGGTGGAAGATTTGGGAGAAAGAAGACCCACCTCGGTGTGAATTTATTATTCAGTCTTGGGATACCGCCTTTACAAAGAACGAGCGGTCGGACTATTCCGCCTGTACGACTTGGGGAGTCTTTTATTTAAATGAAAACCAAGACGATCCAAACATTATTCTCTTAGACGCTTTGAAACAACGGTTAGAATTCCCTGAACTAAAGGCAAAAGCGTTAGAGATGTATAAGGAGTGGGAGCCAGACGCTTTCGTAGTCGAAGCAAAAGCCGCTGGGAGTCCGTTAATTTTTGAATTAAGGAGAATGGGAATTCCAGTCTCAGAGTTTACTCCGACAAGGGGTAATGATAAGATAGCTCGTATGAATTCGGTGACAGACTTATTCTCTTCTGGGAAGGTCTGGGCGCCACCACGTAGGTGGGCTGAAGAAGTCATCGAAGAGATGGCTGCCTTTCCAAATTCAGAACACGATGACTTGGTGGACTCTTCAACCCAAGCATTAATTAGATACAGAAAAGGTGGATTTGTTAGTTTACCCAGCGATGAACCCGATGAACCCATTCACTTTAGACGCAAAGCAGCTTACTACTAGGAACCATCATGATTGAAAAAAGTCTATACCAAGCACCCGTAGGGATTGAGTCGATAGCGGCTCCAGATATCGAGATTGAGATCGAAGATCCAGAGTCAGTCAAGATTGGGATTGACGGTATGGAGATTGAGATAGAACCTGCCGAGCCTTCAGACGAAGACTTTGACGCTAACCTTGCGGAATATATGTCCGAAGGGGATATGACCGAAATCGCCGGGGATTTATTGGGAGACTTTGAAGATGACATCTCTGCCCGTAAAGACTGGATCCAGACCTATGTAGACGGACTAGAACTTCTCGGAATGAAGATTGAGGAACGAACCGAACCTTGGGAAGGAGCCTGTGGTGTCTATCACCCCCTCCTCTCCGAAGCACTCGTCAAGTTCCAAGCCGAGACTATTATGGAGACTTTCCCTGCCGCTGGGCCGGTAAAGACTTTAATTATCGGTAAAGAAACTCAAGAAAAGAAAGACGCAGCGCAACGTGTTCAGGATGATATGAATTATCAACTGACAGACGTGATGACGGAGTACCGCCCTGAGCATGAAAGAATGATTTGGGGATTGGGACTCTCAGGTAACGCCTTTAAGAAAGTCTACTTTGACCCCGCCTTAGACCGCCAAGTGTCGATGTTTATCCCTGCGGAAGACATCGTTGTTCCTTACGGAGCTTCTAGTCTAGAGCAGTCTCCCCGTGTAACCCACGTCATGCGAAAGACTGAGAATGAAGTCAAGAGACTTCAGTTTGCAGGTTTTTACAGGGATGTAGAACTTCAAGAACCTAGTGGAGCTTTAGACGAAGTCGAGAAAAAAATTGCCGAAAAGATGGGTTTTCGGGCGACTTCGGATGACCGCTACAAGCTTTTAGAAATGCACGTAGACCTAGACCTTCCGGGATACGAAGATGAAGAAGACGGAGAAAAGACAGGCATCGCTCTTCCGTATGTCGTAACGATTGAAAAGGGTACGCAGACTATTCTGTCTATCCGTAGAAATTGGAGACCAGAAGATGACACTCATCAAAAAAGAAACCATTTCGTCCATTATGGATACGTTCCAGGCTTTGGTTTTTACTGCTTTGGCCTTATTCACCTTGTCGGTGCTTTTGCTAAGTCTGGTACTTCTCTTATCAGACAACTTGTGGACGCAGGCACATTATCGAATCTGCCAGGTGGCTTTAAAACCCGAGGTTTGCGAGTTAAAGGAGACGACACCCCCATCTCGCCAGGTGAGTTTAGAGACGTAGATGTCCCTTCGGGAGCCATTAAAGACAACTTAATGACGCTTCCTTACAAGGAACCCAGCCAAGTCTTGTATTCCTTGTTAGGCACAATCGTAGAAGAAGGACGAAGATTTGCCTCCGCAGGCGATATGAAGATTGCGGATATGTCAGCCAACGCCCCTGTCGGCACGACTTTAGCAATTCTGGAGAGAACCCTTAAAGTCATGTCTGCGGTGCAGTCCCGTATTCATTACTCAATGAAACAGGAATTAAAACTCTTAAAAGAGATTATTCGAGATTACACACCACCTGACTACAACTATGAACCTGAAGAAGGCAGCCCTCGTGCGAAACAGTCGGACTATGACTTGGTCACAGTCATTCCTGTCAGCGACCCTAATGCAGCAACGATGGCGCAAAAGATCGTACAGTACCAAGCAGTTCTCCAGCTGGCCCAAGGTGCGCCACAGATTTATAATCTACCCCAACTACACAGGCAGATGCTTGATGTCTTGGGGATCCGCAACCCGCAAAAACTTATCCCGCTTCAGGATGACCAAAAGCCGAAAGATCCTATTTCGGAAAACATGGACGTATTGATGGGCAAGCCCTTAAAAGCCTTTATCTACCAAGATCAAGACGCCCATATCATGGCTCATACGAACTTCCTACAGGATCCAACCACCGCGGCTGTTATCGGGCAAAATCCTATGGCAAATCAAATCACGGCTGGGTTACAGGCTCACATTGCTGAACACTTCGGATTTAAGTACCGCCAGATGATTGAGCAACAGTTGGGTGCGCCATTACCTTATCTTAAGGATGAGGAAGACACAATCCCTGAAGAGTACGAAGTCCAGATCTCCCGTCTGGTGGCTCAAGCCTCCACTCAGCTTCTTCAACAAAATCAAGCTCAAGCAGCTCAACAGCAGGCTCAACAACAAATGCAAGATCCGATCATCCAAATGCAGATGCAAGAGCTTCAAATTAAGCAGCAGGAAGTTCAACGCAAGATACAGAAGGATCAAATGGACGCCACTCTACGACAAGAGCAGTTGGACATTGACCGTGAGCGAGTTGAAATCCAAGGCGAATTAGAAGGCACGAAGTTGGGAGCCAAGATCGCCAAAGAAAAAGACGAGATGAATAGAAAAGAACAGATCGAAGGTACGAAGATGGGCATCGACATGGCTCATAAGAAAGACCAGACAAATGTTCAAAAAGCCCAAGTCTTAGCTCAAATGATGAAAGGTAAACAATGACAGAAATAGACGTTTTAATGGGTCAGATAGACGAAAAAACTGACCAATTAAAGAATGCTGTGGTGGTTGGCAATATGGATCACATACAGTATCAACGAGTTTGCGGAGAGATTAGAGGTCTGCTCATTGCAAAGGGTTACATATTAGACCTCAAAGACAAAATGGAGAGATTGAATGACTGAATTACTAATCGGATCGACCACCGATGATGTAAATGATGTGACCGTATTGCCTGAGACGGACGAACAGAAGGCAAAACAACTACCTAAACCATCTGGATATCGCATTTTATGTGCCATACCAGACGTGGAGCGGGAGTACGAAGGCGGCATCATAAAGACAGACGAAGCTGTCCGATTTGATGAACTTTTAACAACAGTCCTATTTGTAGTTGATTTAGGGCCTGATTGCTATAAAGACAAAGACCGTTTTCCCAGCGGAGCATGGTGTAAAAAAGGAGACTTTGTCCTTGTACGCCCCAATGCTGGAACTCGTTTGGTAATCCATGGGCGTGAATTCCGCATTATCAACGATGATTCTGTAGAAGGCATAGTAGACGACCCCCGTGGTATTAAACGTAAATAGGAGCCATAAATGTCTGAAAATAAACAAGAAATGGAAAAATACACCTTTCCAGATGAGGAAAAGATCGATATCGAGGTGGAAGACGACACCCCACCAGAAGATAAAGGTAAGACCAAATCTCAACCTGAGTATGTCGAAAGTCTCGAAAAAGACGAATTAGAAGAATATTCAGACGATGTAAAGCAGAAAATCGCTGGTTTTAAAAAGATTTACCATGATGAAAGACGGGAAAAAGAACAGGCTTTGCGAGAGCAGAAAGAAGCCATTTCCATTGCCCAAAAGCTTTATGAGGAAAACAAAGCTCTCAAAGGTAAAGTCAATAACAGCGAAAAGGTAGCCGTTGATTCCTTTAAGACTTCCGCAGAGCGTGAATTAGATATGGCAAAGCGGGAATATAAGGATGCGTATGAGTCGGGTGATGCCGATAAACTAGTGGACGCTCAAGAAAAAATGACGTCCGCTAAGATGAAGATGGAAAAAGCTTCTAACTACGCTGAAAATATTAATCATCGGGCCTCTTTACAAGAAGAGGAAAATGATGTAAAAATACCGCAACAGTCTGAAAAACCTGTTCGTGACCAAAAAGCTTCGGCTTGGCAAGAGCGAAACTCTTGGTTTGGTCAAGATGATGAGATGACGAGTCTCGCCCTTGGTTTGCACGAAAAGCTAGTCAAGGAAAATGGGATGGCTTACGCCACGACTGACGAGTATTACAAACGTATTGACGAAACAATACGTAAACGATTCCCCGAAAATTTCGAGGACGTAGAAGACGAAAAACCTCGTTCGAAACCGAGTACTGTAGTCGCTCCAGCAAGTCGCAGCACATCTTCGAAAAAGATAAAGCTGACTACTTCGCAGCAAAATATCGCTAAGAAGTTGGGACTTACAAATGAGCAATACGCCCGTGAACTTTTAAAAATGGAGAATTAAAATGACTAAGAAATTAGATAGAGAATCAGAAACCCGTGCAACAAGTGAACGTCCTCAGCAGTGGGCGCCAGCGGAATTGCTGCCTGAACCCGACAAACAGGCTGGGTATAAGTATCGTTGGATTCGTACTTCAACGCTAAATCAGGCGGATCCCCGCAATCTCTCTGGGAAACTAAGAGAAGGTTGGGAGCCTGTGGCACTTGAAGAACAACCCAAATTCCAACTGCTAGTTGATCCCAATAGTCGTTTTAAGGACAACATTGAGATTGGCGGGTTATTGCTTTGCAAAACTCCAGAAGAGTTCGTTGAACAACGTAATAAACATTACCGAATTCAAGCCGAAAGTCAGATGGATGCTGTAGACAATAATTTAATGCGCCAGAATGACCCAAGGATGCCTCTCTTTAATGAGAAGAAATCTACGGTGACTTTTGGAAAAGGTAACTAAACTTAATTAGGAGTTTTAAATGGCTTATCCTACCGTATCAGGACCCTATGGGTTCAGACCGATCAATTTGATCGGTGGTCAGGTATTTGCTGGTCAAACTCGTTCAATTCCCATCATTTCAGGTTCTACAACCGCCATTTTCTTTGGTGATGTTGTACGTCTGAATACTGATGGTGCTTTGAGCCGTGTTTCAACCACAGCTACCGCAACCGATGCCGTTGGTATTTTTATGGGTTGTCAGTTCACAAACCCAACTACCAAACAGTTGCTACAACAGCAATTCTATCCAGGCGCTATTACCGCTTCGGATATTACTGCGTTTGTAGCTGACGATCCAGATGGACTTTTCAAAGTAGCAGTATTAGCAACCTCAACCACCATTGGTGGTTTAACTCAGACTGACGTTGGCAACAACGTATCAATCTTGACAACCGTTGGTTCTACAACTTCTGGCGATTCAAACGAAGGCGTTTTAAACAGTACCAGCTCGTCAACAACCACTCTTCCATTCCGTATTATTGCGGGTGTACCAGAGACTGTTAATGCGCTTGGATCTTTCACTGAGGTAATCGTTAAATTCAACTTTGGCGTACATACCTATTACAGTGCAACACCTGTCGCAACTGCAGCTTAAGGAGCAATTAAATGGCTATTTCACGCGCACAACTACTGAAAGAGTTGCTCCCTGGATTGAACGCATTGTTTGGTCTTGAGTATGCAACATATGGCGAACAACACAAAGAGATCTACGATACTGAGACCTCTGAGCGTTCGTTCGAAGAAGAAACTAAACTGTCTGGCTTCTCTGCTGCACCAGTCAAAAACGAAGGCTCTGCCATCGCTTATGACAATGCACAAGAGGCATTCACAGCACGTTATAACCACGAAACCATCGCCCTTGGCTTCTCCCTAACGGAAGAGGCAATCGAGGACAACTTGTATGACAGCCTATCAGCTCGTTATACCAAGGCTTTGGCTCGTGCTATGGCTTATACCAAACAGGTTAAAGCCGCTGCTGTGTTGAATAACGGTTTCACTAACTCTGCCGTTTATTACGGTGGTGACGGTGTACCTTTGTTCTCTACCCAGCATCCTTTGGTTTCTGGTGGTGTAAACAGCAACACTCAATCTACCCCTGCTGATTTGAACGAAACTTCCTTGGAAGCTGCCGTTATTCAGATCGCTGCTTGGACAGATGAGCGTAGTTTGTTAATCGCTGCTAAACCTAAGAAGTTAATCGTTCCACCTGCATTGCAGTTCGTTGCTACCCGTCTCTTAGAGACCCAGCTTCGTGTTGCTACCGCAGACAACGACATTAACGCTATCGTAAACAATGGTTCGATCCCAGATGGTTATTCAGTAAATAACTACCTGACCGACCCAAATGCTTACTTCCTCTGTACTGATGTTCCAAACGGTATGAAGCATTTCATTCGTACTCCTTTGAGCAACAGCATGGACGGTGACTTCGATACTGGTAACGTACGTTACAAGTCTCGTGAGCGTTACAGCTTTGGCTGGTCTGATCCCCTCGGTATGTGGGGTTCACAAGGCGCTTAATTGTGCTAAAAAGGGGAGCCAAAAACTCCCCTTTTTGTTTTATTTGTAGTAAGATTTAAATATCTGGGTAAACCAGCTTATTAGACTGCCCCAGCAGACGCATACAAGACTAATGAGCTTAACTCTGTATGGAGAATTATTATGGCACGTACTACCTTTTCGGGTCCAGTGGCATCCGACAACGGCTTTATCACTGATATTACAAATACCTCAACAGGTTCATCGACATTCAATGCTAGTACTACTTCTGTCACAATGACGGGTGTTGGCGGCACGGGTGGACGTACTTTGTTTGAGATGGATACCAACGTAGCTTTGGGTTCGTTTTCTAACGCCCTAAAAGCTCAAGTTACCTATGGTGCTACAGGTCGCACGACTGGTCTAGGTTCAGCTTTTGTTGCTGAGTTAACCCTATCGGCTGGCACTTCTTCAGGTACTTATGCTCCTATTGAAATTGAACTTAATGCTCCAGCAAGTGCATCAACTGGAACCCTTACGAGCTTTATCCACGCATCAACCCAAGGCGCTAACGTAGCTGCAGTTGACGATAATGCCGTGTTCTTTAATCTTCAGGGTGTAACAGCAGGTTCTGGACACATTTTCCAAACTGGTACAACGCTTGGAACTGCAGGAGCTACTATTAAGGTTAGGGTTGGTAATACCAATTTCTTCTTGCCCCTTTACGCTACTCAGATCACCTAATGGCTGTGCTAGATAAAGAATACCTGTTGGATTTAAGAAATCAGGCACTTGAGCAACGGCAAAAGTACTTAGATCTTATCCAACAGGCTAACGGAGCAATTGCAATGGTGGACGTGTTGTTAACCGAATTAGACCGCCCACTAGCAGAACATAAAGAGGATTAATTATGGCAATGCAATATGACGTAAAGTCAGCACACTCAAGCGCATCAGGTGTAGCGGTGGGGTATAGAACTCGCTTAAAAGGGGTTCTTATGTCCCCTTCTGCGTCTACAACAGTTAATTCTATTTTTGCTAATAACGTCAGTGTGTCTGGGACTTATGATGTTCCAGGAAGCACTGTTTGTACTGTGACTATTAATAATCATGGGTTAGCAGTCGGGGACAGGGTTTATTTAAACTTTACCTCTGGGTCTGCTGCTGATGGTCCGTATGATGTAGCTACCGTTGGCACAAACACATTTACAGTTGCAGTGGCTTCAGCAACAACTAATGGAAATGTAACGATGTACGCAAGTATTTTGGTTGAGCTTGACTGTTCTTCTGCTACGGCTTTTTATACACTGATTCCAGGCGAAGGTATTTTAGCGACAGATGGTATTTATGTTGGTTTACCCGCTTCTGTAACAACTACTCTGTTTTACGGATGACACTATGCAGCAATATGACGTTAAATCGTATCATGCTTCAGCATCTGGTACTGCCACCACAGAGTCTGTTCGTCTAAAAAATGTAACAGTTACTAGCGGTACGGTATCGGCAAGAAACATGGCGGTTGCAGACCCAGCAGTTTCAAAGTCAGGTACTTGGAGTAGAACTGGAACAACGGTTACGGTGACAATTAATGGCAATGGTTTGGTAAATGGTCAACGAGTATTTTTAGATGTTGCGGCTGGAACAACCATGCGTGATGGGGTATACGAAGTATCTAACGTAACAGCTAATACATTTACAGTAACTTCCGTTACATCTGGATCTGCTACTGGTACAGTAACAATGTACACAAATATTTATGTTGAACTTGATACATTTAATACAGTAGGTTTACCTGTTAAGATTCCAGGCGAAGGTATTTACTGCCCTAACGGGATTTATGTTGGGGTTGGTCCAAGCGTAACAGCAACGGTGATATATGGATAATCCAACGCAAGCTCAAGGTTCTTTTAACTTAGTAGGTAGGAAGGTCATGCTTGGTCTTCCCGCTTATGACTTTAAAGTCTCAGTCAAACTGGCTATTGCTATGGCTCAGTTTGCTGTAGAAGCTCCTAAGCACGGAATTGATATTCAGATTTGCAACATCTCTGGATGCTCAGTTGTGTCTCGTGTCAGAAACTTAATTGCTAAAGACTTCTTAGCGTCAGACTGCACAGACTTAATGTTTATTGATTCGGACATTACGTTTAACCCACAAGACATCTTCCGTCTAATGGCGTGGAATACTGACCCTAAGAAGGGTATCGTAGGCGGAGTTCCTGTTGCCCGTAAAAAAGGTCAGGTCTATATATCGACTTTAGAGCAAGATGCTGATGGCGGGATTTATATGAATTCCTACGGATTAGTTAAGGCTAAACGGATTGCTACCGCTTTTATGTTGATTCGTAAAGACGTATTTGAGACCCTCAGAGACAACCATCCTGAGTGGAAATACCACGATGACCGAGTAGTAGACGGGCACCCAGACAAGTTTTGCTATTCATTCTTTGACTTCAAATCCACTCCAGAAGGCTATGTAGGCGAGGATTATCTTTTCTGTGATCGTGCTACGGCTCACGGTTACGAAGTATGGATTGACCCCACCATTAAGCTAGGTCATCTAGGAATGGAAGAGTTTGCAGGTTCTTTTGGAGAAGAGTATCTCTATCCTCTTATTAGACCTCTTGATGCTAAAAAGGATGTTGCATAATGGCTAAGACCCCTGCATGGACTCGTAAGGAAGGTAAAAACCCTGAAGGTGGTTTAAACGCTAAAGGTCGTGCCTCCTACAATGCAGCAAATCCTGGCAAACCTGGCTTAAAACGTCCTCAGCCAGAAGGCGGTTCAAGAAAGAAGTCATTTTGCGCCAGAATGTCAGGTATGAAGAAAAAGCTCACATCTGCTAAAACCGCTAACGATCCAGACTCACGCATTAACAAGTCTTTACGGGCTTGGAACTGCAAAGAAGGCGGATCAGTTCGTGGTGGTGGCTGCGAGATTCGTGGCAAAACTAAAGGGAAAATCGTATGATTGACGAAAACGAACCCTACAGACTATACGACAATAAAGAACGTGCTTTTGTAAATCAAAAAGAGTACGCTTCAGAAGCAACGGCAAACAAAACCGCAGAGCGTAAAAATTTAGAACATGGATCACATAGGTATTCAGCCGAAAAATATAGTGATATTGTCCAACGCAATACCCCAACAGGCGGCGGCGGAGCAATGCCTAAGTCAAATAGAGACATCACTAAGAATTACAAGTCAGGTGGCAAAGTATCTTCTGCTTCTAAACGTGCTGATGGCTGTGCTATTAAAGGTAAGACCAAAGGTAAGATGGTATGAGCCAAGAAATGTTACTTTTATGGAATGCAATCCTATCATTAGCGGGGGTTCTCGTGGGTTTATGGGCAAAAGAAAAATCTGCTGAACTCGCCCGTATAGGGATTTTATTAAACAAGACTC